AACCTGCTGGCCTATGGCGGCAAGTGGTACATCACCGGCACGCATCAGTGCACTATCGCCTAAAAGTGGGCGAGGAGATAACAGATTATGGCTAATTCCTTTGCGGGCGGGTATGTAGAAATCCCGCTGACTGGCGTGGCTTCGACGGATGGCGGCGCGGTTGGTGCGGCGCTGAATCCTGAGGGCGTGCCGTTGATTATCACCGATGTCAAGCTGTACGTGGACACGCCATCAGCCGGCGCTGCCAATCTGAGCGCGGGCATTGCCGCCAACGGAACGACCAGCGACACCGACATGATCAACGCCCTGGCCGTCAATGGCGCGATCACCGGCAAGGCCTATCACGGCATGACGGCGCTGGCGGCCAAGGGTGAGGCGCAGGTGTGGGGCGCAACCGAGTACATCACTGCTACCGGCAGCGCTTCGACGGCTGGATTTGTGGGCCGTTTGTTCGTGAAGTACATCCGCGTCAACTAAGGGGCGACGAAGTATAGCACAGAATCGGTCGAGGTACACATGACAGTTTCTCTAGAACAGATAGATCGCCTAAGACGCATGATCGCAGAGCCATCGCAGGATACCTACGATGATGCAACGCTCGAAGCGTACTTGGCGCGCTATCCGTTACCGGACGCAACTGGCGAGTTAACTTTGGTCGATTTTAATGCTGCGGCGGCGGACATCTGGGAGGAGAAGGCGGCGGCCTATGCTGCCGACTTTGACTTTGCGGCGGACGGCGGCGATTACAAGCGCAGCCAGGTGCAGACGAACATGCTGCAAATGGCGCGCTCGTTCCGCAGTCGGCGCAGGACTTCGGCCCTGGTGCTCGTTGCGACGCCGCCCCCTGACGCTGCCACTGGCGCGTACCCGTGGATCGGCAATCTAGCGGAGGAGTCCGACTGATGCGCCACTTCACCGCGGCGGAACTGGCAGGGATGCGCGACACGCAGACGGGGGCCATGATGGACACCTGCACCCTGCGCGTGCGTGCGTTTACGCAGGACGATTACGGCAAGGAGGTGGAGACATTCACCGAGACGGCGGGCATCGCCTGCGGGCTGGACGTGACGGGCGGCATTGCGGCGCGCGAGCGGCAGCGGGCAAGCGGAGCGCTGACAACCATATCCGCCATGTTGCGCCTGGGACTTGACGACGGCGAGGGGTTGACGGAGGAGGATCGTATCACCGTCACTCACCGCAACGGTGAAGCGCTGACTCCTGTCCTGGCCTATGGTATCGACGGCTATCCGCAGCGCGGGCCGACCGGCTACACGCTGCGCCTGGTGGAGGTGCGCTAGTGCCGACAATCAGCATGACAGTGCGGGGCGGTGATCAACTGGCGCGCAACCTGGCGCGCCTGAATGGGGGCGAACGCAGGCAAGCGCAGCGGGACGGGCTGGAAGCGGGCGCGCGCGTGGTGGAGATTCACAGCAAGCGACTGTGCCCCGTCGATACCGGATTCCTGCGCAACTCGATCCAGGTAGACAGCGTGACGCCTACGGAGGCGATCATTGCGCCGCACACAGAGTATGCGGAGCCTGTGGAGTTTGGTACGTCACGCATGGCGGCGCGCCCGTACATGCGCCCGGCGCTGGATCAGCACGAGGGCGAAATACTGGACGCTGTGCGTGACACCGTGGCCGCGTTCGTGGACAGCGTGAGGGCATGAGCCTGGAAACCGCGCTGCGCACCTACACATTGGCGGGCGCAACCGTTGCGGCGCTGGCAGGTACGCGCATGTATCCGCGCGTCCTGCCGCAGACGCCAACGCTGCCGGCCATCGTGTATCAGCGCATCGACACGCGGCGTATGCATGACATGGCGGGGCCGGACGGGCTGCCGCGCACGCGAATGCAGGTGACGTGCTGGGCGGCTGACGTGGCCGGTGCGGTTGCCATGGCCGCGGCGGTGCGCGAGCGGCTTGACGGGTTCAGGGGTGCATGGGGCAGCGAAGCGGTTGGCGCGTGCCTGTGCGTTGGGGAGAGGGACATAGACGATCCGGAGGCAAGGCGCGCAGGCGTCGCACTGGATTTTCTCATTCAGTATCAGGAGGGATAACGATGTCGGGTAAAGCGGCATTCGGGGCAGTAGTGGCATTCGGCACGACGACAGGGACCACGACAAGCGCGGCGCTGGCGAACGTGACGAACATCAGCGGCCTGGACGGCGAGACGGAAGTGATCGACGTGACAAGCCATGACAGCGCGAGCGCGTACCGTGAAAAGGTAGCGTCGTTCTTGGACGCCGGAACAGTGACGTTGACGGTGAACTTCGACCCCAACAGCGCGACGCATCGTGCGACGACGGGCGGCGTGCTGTACCTGCGCGACCAACGCACAATCGTTCCGTGGGAAATCAAGTTCCCTGGGACGCCGGTGCACAAAGTCGCGTTCCAAGGGTTCGTCAAGAGCGCACCGTTTGAACTCCCGTTCGACGATAAGCAGGGTATGACTGTCAACATTGAGGCGACCGGCCCGGCTACATGGACATACGGCACGTAATGACGGGCGATATGGCGGCACTGGCCGGCATTCGCCTGAGCGTTGGCGGCGTGCGGCCTGGGTGGTATTGCGTGGACAATCGGGCGGGCGGCGATATCGACCTGGCGATTGACCTGGAGTGCTACCCGTGGCCGCTGCCGGACGCCTGCGCTGTGCAGGCATACGCGGGGCATGTGGTGGCGCGCATCAATCCGGCGCGCTTTGGATTTATTCACTTCATGAATGAACTTTGGCGGCTGCTGATTCCTGGGGGCGAACTGACGATTGTCACCTACTACGGGATCAACAGTCGATATCAGGCGGACCCCGCGGCGTGCAACCCGATGACCGAGACGACGCTGCGCTACTTCGACCCCGCACACAAATCGCGCCTGTGGAGCATCTACCAGCCGCATCCCTGGGAAGTGCGCGAGGTGCAGTGGGACAGTAACGGCAATCTGGAGGCGCTGATTGCAAAGCGATAGCCCCGTGCGGCCCATCCGCGTGATTGTGCAGGATAGCGAGGATCCTGGCTACACCAACCGGCTACTGGTCGGCACGGCGTGCACGGGGTTGCTGCGCGTCGAATGGGTGGCCGCTCGGTACGGGCAACTCGTGCCGCTGAACTGGAGCATGGCGGCGGTGATGCAGCTTATGGGCGGCTACATGCCTCTGCGCTACCAAGTGGCGGACGCGCAGAACCTGATCGTGGCGCAGGCAATCAGAATGGATATGGAATGGTTGTTTTTGTTGGAGCATGACGTGGTGATACCGCCCGACACGCTGATCCGGCTGAACCGCTACATGCGCGAGGCTAAAGCGCCTGTCGTATCTGGCCTGTATTTCTCGCGCGCGTGCCCGTCCGAGCCGATGGTGTTTCGCGGCATGGGCGAGGGCGTGTACACGGGGTGGAAGCTGGGCGACGTTGTGCCGGTTGACGGCGTGCCGACGGGGGCGCTCCTGATCCACATGGGGCTGATTCGCGCCATGTGGGAGGACGGCCAACCCTACACGATCAGCGGTATCCAGACGCGGCGCGTGTTCAATACGCCGCGCGAGTCCTGGTACAACTCCGACACGAACACGACGAACATAGCGGACGGAACAAGCGATCTGGAATGGTGCAAGCGGGTAGTGGCCGGCGATTACCTGCGCAAATCTGGATGGCACGAGTACGCAGGCAAGCAATACCCGTTCCTCTGCGACACTGGCATATTCTGCCGGCACATCAACCCAGACGGGGCACAGTTCCCCGACGCGGCGAGCCTGGCAGAGTTTGAGGCGAACTAATGGCGTTCCTGGAGATTCTCACGCGCACATTCGGCGGGCGGCCAACCATGTTTGCGGCGCATCGGGCAAGTCTGGACGCGCAGACGGATAGGGACTTTATCCATACGCTGCTGATTGACGAGGGGGCGCGCGGCATTGCATGGAGCCACGAGAACATGGCGGCGCACGCGCAACACCTGGCCGGCGATTATGTGTGGATCCTTGACGACGACGACCTGTGCACGCTGCCGGACTTTGTGACCGGACTCAAGCAGATCGCCGTGCTGAATGCGCCGGACGTGATTATGGTGCGCATGGACCACGGCGACGGGCGCATATTGCCCAGTGCGCGTTGGGGCAAGTCGCCGCGGGTGAGCGAAATCGGGTGCAGTGCGTTCGTGGTGCGGCGTCCTGTCTGGCAGGCGCACGCGGGGGCCATGATACCAGGTAGGTACACGAGCGATTTTGAATTTATCGCTGCAATCTGGAAAAGCAAGCCGGCGGTGTACTGGTGGCCGGTGGTTGCGAGTCGGGTGCAGAGGCAAAGCGTAGGTAAGGGGGAATAATGGCAGGCAAAAAGTACCTGAACAAGGCTGAGATTCTGGCGCAGGACGATCTGAAGTACGAAGACATCCAGATTCCAGAATGGGGCGGCGCATGGGTGCGCGTGCGCACGCTCAACGCGTCGGAGCGTGACAGGTTCGAGGCGAGCATGGTGGAGCGGCGCGGGAAAAGCATGCATACCAACATGGAGAATGTCCGCGCCCGCCTGTGCCTGTTGTGCCTGGTTGACGAGAACGGGGATCGGCTGTTTCAGGAAGAAGACACGTTCCCCCTGGGCGGGAAATCGGCGGCGGCGCTCGACCGCATTTTTACGGTGGCGCAGCGCCTGAATGGGCTACGCGATCAGGATGTGGACGAACTCGCGGGGGAATCCAGCGCCGCCCAGAACGGCGCTTTGCACTCCGCTTAGCGCTCGCTCTGGGGCGGGTGGATGTCGACCGGATGCTGAGAGAGATCAGCAGCCGTGACTTTGCCGAATGGATGGCCTATAGCCGCCTTGAGCCGTGGGGAGAGAGACGCGAGGACCTGCGCATGGGAATTATAGCCAGCACTATCGCCAACGGCAACCGCGGCAAAAACCAGAAGCCATTTAAGCCGGCTGACTTCCTGCCTGAATTTGAGATAGAAACGGAGGAGGAGGCGCAGGCGCGCATGATGGCGCAGGCGTTCGCGGCGCTGGGGGGAAAACGCTAATGGGCACTATCGCCAATATGGACGTGCGGCTTGGGTTGGACGATTCAGGATTCGCAGCCGGCATTGCACGCGCGCAGGGGCAGGCGCAGGCATTCGGCCAGAAGATGGGTTCCATCGGAACGGCTATGAGTCTGGCAGTCACCGCGCCCCTGGCCGGCATTGACGTAATGGCAGTCAAGAGCGCAGCTGGCTTCGAGCAGTCAATGAACGTCGTACAGCAGGTCAGCGGCGCAACCGAGAGCGCCATGAGTAGCTTGCAGGCGCAGGCTATCCAGCTTGGCGCTGACACCTCCTTCTCTGCCGGTGAAGCCGCGCAAGGCATGTTGGAACTGGCGAAAGCTGGCCTTGCCCCGGCGCAGGTGATGGAGGCAATCGCTGGCACGCTCGACCTTGCGGCGGCTGGCAACCTGTCGGTGGCGCAGGCGGCGGAGATTTCCGCCAACGCTCTCAACTCGTTCAACCTGCCCGCGAGTGAGGCGACACGTGTCGCTGACCTGTTGGCGGCCGCGGCTAACTCGTCGAGCGTCGAGGTCACTGACATGGCGTATGGCTTCCAGATGGCCGGCGCTGTGTTTGCGTCCAACAAGCAATCGATCGACGACCTCTCGACGGCCATGGCTATTCTGGGCAACAACGGCTTGAAGGGGTTAGACGCGGGCACTTCGCTGAAGACGATGATGATGTCTTTGGCCGCGCCTACTGATAAGGCACGCGCCGAACTGAACAATCTGGGCATTGCCATCTACAACGCTGACGGTTCCATGCGTTCGTTCGAGGCTATTATCGGCAGCCTTGAGACAGCCACGGCGGGACTGAACGACGAACAGCGCAATCTAGCGTTCTCCACCATCTTTGGCAGTGACGCCATTCGAGCGGCCAACATCCTGGTAGGCGAAGGCGCGGACGAGTTCGGGCGCATGAAAACGGCAGTACAGCAGCAGGGCGCAGCTTCTGAGGTTGCCAACGCTCGCATGAACGGCTTGAGAGGCGCTTTCGAGTATGCCAAGGGCACAATCGAGAGCACACTGATCGACGCCATCCTGCCATTCACTGACGCCATAGCGGGCATGGTGCGCAGCGTAGCCGACGTGATAGGCAGCTTTGGCAACCTGCCTGAGCCGGTGCGCAATGCGGCGCTGGCCTTCGCTGCTGTCATGGCCGCGGCGGGTCCGCTGATGCTGGCGATCAGCGGCATTGCGACGGCGATCGCCTTCCTGCTCTCCCCGCTGGGCCTGCTGGTGGCGGGTGTGGCGGCGGCGGCGGCGGGCTTTGTCCTGT